AACTCACCGGCGGCCTCGACGTCACGGTGGAGGTCGCCGACCTTACGCCCGAGCAGCGCGCCGCGATCGAGGCGTACGCCCTCCACCCGGGCGCGGCACGATGAAGCCGGCCGACGTCGACCGCCTCCTCGACTGGCTCGAAAAGCACGCCACCGACCGCGCTGGAAAGCCCATGCGACTGATGCCCTGGCAGCAGCGCCTCCTCGAAGACCTCATCGCCCTCCGCACAGAACCGAGCCCACCGCTCCGCCTCCAAGCACGCGCCGCCTGCACCTTCCGACCCCGAAACGAGGACACATGAGCGACCTACTCGACTTCCTGAACGACCGCCTCGCACAGGACGAGGAGACCGCGCGCTCCCTGCGGCAGATCGAGCCCGAGGGAGCGGCCCGCCTTCTGCGCGAAGTCGACGCCAAGCGGCGCATCCTGGTCGACCACTCCACGCCCCACACCGTGGACGGCGACTTCTGCGTCCAGTGCGGCGAGCTTGGTCCCGACGGACACCAGGGCGAGAACTGGAAGGCCGAGGACTGGTGCAACTGGCACGGCGACAACGCCTGCCCCACCCTCCTCGCGCTGGCGTACCCGTGGTCGGACCACCCCGACTTCAAGAAGGAGTGGAGACTGCCGCCACTCAAGGCGCAGTGAGGCTTGACAAGGCCCCCACCAGCATGCAAGCATCACTTCCATAGGCTCGCGCGAACTCTCGTTGCGGGCCTGTGGCGTATCTGGAGGAGACGGCCGGCGCTGATCGCACGCGCTGGCCTTCGTCGTATCCGGGGGTGACCACCATGGGCACCACCGCAGGCCGCTCGTCGCGGCGCTTCCGGGCCCTCTCGGCCGAGCTGCGCAGGCAGGGCCGGCCGTGCTGCATCTGCCGACAGCCCATCGACTACACGCTGAAGCATCCCGACCGGGGATCGTTCAGCGTCCAGCACATCAAGTCCTGGAAAGACCACCCCGAACTGCGCGAGGACCCGGCCAACCTCGACGCGGCCCACCTCTCGTGCAACTCGGCCGGCGCGGACGGCACCGGGTCAGGTCTGGGCACGCCCTCCCGTCGCTGGTGACTGGGAGGGGCGTCGGAATCGCTCAAAACGGGGATCGCGTCAATCGCGCCAGGGGATGGGCCATCTCTCTCCGGCACCCCCCGGGGGGTCCCCGGCGTCCGAGAGGGGGCCCGATGCGCCCCTGCGAACGCTGCGGGACCGAGTTCAAGGCCCGCTCGAAGGCGCACCGGTTCTGCTCGCCGGCATGCCGCGACGCCGCCAAGGCCAAGGCCGCCACGGCACCCGACCGGGGCCCGTCGATGCGCGAGACCGTCGACGGCGCGATCGCGAAGATGTCGTGGCTGACCGAGGCCGATCAAGGGCTCGTGGCGACGGCCCGCACCTACGCCGACCAGATCGACGCGAGCCTGGCGCTGCAGGAGGGCGTCAAGTGCGCGCACTGCGGCGAGACGACGCAGACCGCGAACCAGGCCGAGATCACCAAGGCGGTCTACATGCTCGCGCCGAACCTGCAGAACACCCTCAAGGCCCTCGGCGGCTCCCCGCACGACCGCAAGGCGCTCGACATCAAGGGAGGCAAGCGTGGCCGCCTCCAGGGCATTCGCGAGAAGCGCGAAGCGTCGCAGTAAGCGCCCGGCCCTGTGGGGCTGCGAGGTCCCCCGCATCTGGACGCCGCCGCTGCGCGAGCTCACCCCCGAGACGACCCTCGGGTACGAGGTCATCGAGTTCGCCGACGTCATCGGCGTCACCCTCATGCCCTGGCAGAAGTGGTTCCTCATCCACGCGCTCGAGCTGCGCCCCGACGGCACGTTCCGGTTCCGCAAGATCATTCTCCTGGTCGCCCGCCAGAACGGCAAGTCGACGCTCCTGCAGGTGCTCACCCTGTGGCGCATGTACGTCGACCGGTGCCGCCTGGTCATCGGGACCGCGCAGGACCTCGACACCGCCGAGGAGGTCTGGGAAGGCGCCGTCGAGCTGGCGCAGTCGGTCCCCGAACTGGCCGACGAGATCGCCCAGGTCCTCAAGGTCAACGGCAAGAAAACCCTCCGCCTCACCTCGGGAGAGCGGTACAAGGTCCGCGTCGCCAACCGCAAGGGCGGGCGCGGTCTCTCCGGTGAGCTCGTGCTCTTGGACGAGCTGCGCGAGCACCAGTCCTGGGACGCGTGGGCGGCGGTCACCAAGACTACGAACGCGATGACCCGGGCGCAGATCATCGCCGCCTCCAACGCCGGTGACGCCTCCTCGATCGTCCTGCGCTACCTGCGGATGATCGCCCACCGCGCCTTGGGCGACCCCGACGGCATCTGCGAGGCCGACGGCGAGCTCGCCCCCGACCTCGACGACATCGAGAACGACTTCGACGACGTCGACGAGGACGACCAGGACGCGCTCGACGACGTCGACGAGTTCGACATGGACGAGTTCGAGGACGAGTTCGACGGCGACGACGGCCTCGGCCTGTTCGAATGGTCCGCCAAACCGGGCTGCCCCGTCTCCGATCGCGACGGGTGGGCCCAGGCCAACCCCGCCCTCGGCCACACCATCACCGAGCGCACCATCGCCTCCGACAGTCGCATCGACCCGGAGTGGATCTTCCGCACCGAGGTGCTGTGCCAGTGGTCGAGCGGCGCCCTCGACGGGCCGTTCCCGCCCGGCGCCTGGGAGGCCGGCACCGACCCCGACTCCGCCCCCGCCGCCGACTCCACGGTCTCGCTGTGCGTCGACGTCTCCTGGGACCGCACCCGCGCCTACGTCGGTCTCGCGGCCTGGCGCGAGGACGGCACCCCGCACGTGGAGATCATCGCGACCCGCACCGGCACCGACTGGGTGCCGCGCTGGCTGACCGCCCCCGACCGCGACCCGGCCGTGCGGGCCGCGTCGGTCGTCGTCCAGGCCGCCGGCGCCCCCGCGACCGGCCTCATCCCCGACCTGACCGCCGCCGGCGTCACCGTCATCCCATGGAAGGGATCGGACCTCGGCGGCGCCACCGGCGACTTCTACGACCGGGTCCGCAAGGCCGTCGCCGACCTCGACGAGGAGGACCTCGACGACGGCGAGGAGCCCGGCGAGGCGGTCCCCGGTGTCTGGCACCGGCCCCAGCAGGTCCTCGACACCGCCGCCGCCACCGCCGCGGCCAAACCCCTCGCCGACTCCTGGGTCGTCGACCGGCGCAACTCGCCGAACGACGCCGCGCCGCTCATCGCCGTCATCGGCGCCCTGTGGGGCCTCAAGGGCTGGGAGCCCCCGGCCGAGTCCGCCTACGAGACAAGGGAGCTGGTGACCGTCTGATGTTCTGGTTCACGCGCACGCTGGTGCGCCGCCGCGTCGTCGTCAACCTCGCCACCGGCCGCGCCTTCCGCGGCATCCTGTGGGCCAAGCGCGGCCCGCTCCTGGTCCTGCGCGACGTGACCATGTTCGAGCCGGGCGTCCCCCCTGTGGCCGTCGACGGCGAGGCCGTGATCGAGCGGCGCACCGTCGAGTTCATCCAGGTGCTCCCGGCCGCATCGAGCGGCGAGGCCGCCTGATGGCCTTCGTCGTCTCCGCCGGATCGCTCACCAGCCTGGACCGGTCCCAGCTCCCGGCCCCGTACACGGTCCAGCTCGCCGAGGGCCTGTACCGCCACTACGACGAGATCTGGCGGACCCAGCCGGCCGTGCGCACCGTCGTCGGGTTCCTTGCCAGGAACGTCGCCCAGCTCGGCATCCAGGTGTTCCGGCGCCTGTCCGACACCGACCGCGAACGCCTCATCGACCACCCGCTCGCCCAGCTCCTGGCCAACCCGCAGCCCGGGTCCAAGGTCACCCGCTACCGGCTGCTCAACGCGTACGTGTCCGACCTGGGCATCTACGACTCCGCCGTCCTGGTCAAGATCAGAGGCGAGGCGGGGCGCCCGGCCGGCCTGGTCCGCATCCCGCCCTCCAAGGTCGAGCCGGTCGGCGACAACTGGCTGGTGACCGAGAAGTACCGCATCCGCGGCTCGCGCGGCTACCGCGACATCCCCGCCGAGGACGTCATGCACTCCTTCGGCTACCACCCCACCGACCCGCGCGTCGGCACACCGCCGATCGAGACGCTGCGCCGCATCCTCGCCGAGGAGCACGCCGCCAACACCTACCGCGAGCAGATGTGGCGCAACGGCGCCCGCGTCACCGGCTACATCGAACGCCCCAAGGACGCCCCCAACTGGTCCGATACGGCCCTCCAGCGGTTCTCCGCGGGCTGGCGGGCCCAGTACACCGGCACCGGCCCCGAGACCGGCGGGACGCCCGTCCTCGAGGACGGCATGAAGTTCGTGCAGGCGAGCTTCACTCCCAAGGACGCCGAATACATCTCCGCGCGCAAGCTCACCCGCGAGGAGGTCGCCTCGGCCTACTTCATCCCGCCGCCGATGGTCGGGATCCTCGAGCACGCGACGTTCTCGAACATCCGCGAGCAGCACACGAACCTGTACCAGGACACCCTCGGCCCGATCATGAAGATGCTCAAAGAGGACATCGAGCTGCAACTGCTGCCCGACCTCGACGACGCCGCGGACGTCTACTGCGAGTTCAACCTCGACGAGAAGATGGCCGGGTCCTTCGAGGAGCAGGCCGCCGCGGCCTCGACCGCCGTCGGCGGGCCCTGGATGACCGTCAACGAGCAGCGCGCCCGCCGCAACCTGCCCGAGATCGAGGGCGGCGACGAGCTGATCGTCCCCATGAACGTCACCGTCGGCGGCCAAGCCTCCCCTCGCGACTCGGCGCCGCCGCCGAAGGCCGGCGGGATCGGCCGCCGGGTCCGGTACGCGCACATCAAGGCTCGCGCCGACGACGAGGCCCCGGCCATGACCGCAATGCTCGCGCGGTTTTTCGAACGGCAGGGGAACGTCCTGGCCTCGGCGGTCGGGGCGGTCACCTCGCCCGCCGTCGACGCCGACGCCGTCTTCGACCTGCCCCGCTGGAACGGGGAGCTGGCGAAGGACCTGCTCGAGGTCGCCCTCGCCGTCACCGCCGCCGCCGGCCGCGCCGCCCTCGCCGGCCTCGGCCTGGACCCCGACGAGTTCGACGTGGGCTACTCGCTGCACTGGCTGGAGTCGCACGCCTCCGGCGTCGCCTCCCGCATCAACGCCACGACGCTCAAGCTGCTGACCGGCGCCCTGGCCGTCGAGGCCACCGCCGCCGCCGTCAAGGCCCTGTTCGCCGGGTTCGTCGAGCACCGCGCCGCGAACGAGGCCGCTGAGGAGGTCTCCGCCCTGTCCGGGTTCGCGACCGTCGAGGCCGCCAAGCGCGCCGGGACGCCCATGGCCAAGACCTGGGTCGACCGCGCCGGCGACAACACGCGCCCCTCGCACGCCGCGCTCAACGGCGAGACCGTCGCCGTGACCGACCTGTTCTCGAACGGCGCCCGCTGGCCGGGCGATTCGCTCCTGCCGCCCGCCGAACGCGCGGGCTGCACCTGCGACATGGAGATTGGACCCGCCTGATGCTCATCAAGACCCTGCCCGCGACCATCAAGGCCGCCGGCGACGGCACCCCCGACGGTGTCGTCGAGGCCATCGTCGCCGCCTACAACACCGACGCCGTCGGCGACCGGATCATCCCCGGCGCGTTCGCCAAGACCCTCGCCGACTGGCAGGCGTCGGGCGACCCGATCCCCTACATCTGGTCGCACCAGCACCACGACCTCGACGCGCACATCGGCGAAGTCGTCGAGGCCAAGGAGATCGACGAGGGCCTGTACATCAAGGCGCAGCTCGACATGGAGGACCCCAAGGCCGCGAAGGTGTGGCGGCTGCTGAAGGGCCGCCGGGTCAAGAAGTTCAGCTTCGCGTACGAGATCAAGGCCGGCGCGTGGGTCGAGACCGAGGACGAGTCCTACTACGAGCTGCGCGAGCTGGGCCTGTTCGAAGTCGGGCCGACCCTGATTCCGGCCAACCCCGAGACCGAGCTGCTGGCCGCCAAGGGCGCACTCGACCACTCCGCCGCCGCCGGCGCCCGGCCTCCCGCCGCCGCCGTGCAGGCGCTGCACGACCAGACCTGCGGCCTGGGCGCCACGTGCGCCAAGTCCGAGGACACCACCGACACCGACCGCAAGGCCACGCGAGACGACGATCCGGCCAAGGACGAGGCCCCCCAGGGTAAGTCCGAGGAGCCCCGTCGCAGCCCCGCCTCACTCGTGCTGTCGATCGACACCGAACTGATCGATACCCCATAAGGAGGGGCTCTCACATGAACAAGCTGCAGGAGCTGCAGGAGCGGCTCAAGGCCACCCTGACGCCGGCGCGCGACCTCGCGGCCAAGGCCGAGGCCGAGGGCCGCGACTTCACCGCCGACGAGCAGGCCGAGATCAAGAAGGCGCTCGACGCCGCCGCGGCCATCAAGGGCGACATCGCCAAGGTCAAGGACGACCAGGCCGTCCGGGACGCGCTGAAGTCCTTCGGCGACGACCTCGGCTTCGAGCCCGGCCGCGGCGGTGACGGCCCCGACCCGTCGGGCCTGATCGTCCCCAGCAAGAGCATCGGCACGCACTTCGTGGAGTCCGACGCCTACAAGGCCATGCTCGCCGCGGCCCCCAACGGCCGGTTCAGCGAGAAGGCCCGCGTCCAGTCCGCCCCGGTCGGGTTCAAGACCCTGATCACCGGTCTGGACAGCACTTCGGCCGGCGCCCTGGTCACGGCCGAGCGCACCAACATCTTCGAGATGCTCGGCCGCGCGCCCCTGACGATCCGCAACCTGATCTCGACGCGCCAGACCTCCTCGGACGCGGTCGAGTTCGTCCGCCAGACCTCGCGCGTGAACGCCGCGGCGCCGGTCGCCGAAGCGACGGCGACCACCGGCGCCAACGGCGTCAAGCCCGAGGGCGGGTTCGCCTTCGAGGTCGTCACCGAGAACGTCCGCACCCTCGCCGAGTGGATCCCCGCCACCAAGCGGGCCCTCTCCGACGCGGCGCAGCTGCGCGGCCTGATCGACGACGAGCTCCGCGGCGACCTCCTCGAACTCGAGGAGGAGCAGATGCTCAACGGCACCGGCGCCGGTGAGAACCTTCGCGGCATCCTCCAGACCGCCGGCATCCAGACCCAGGCGTACTCGAACACGAACGCCGATGTGGACCCGCTGCTGGAGACCACGCTCAAGGCCAAGACCAAGGTGCGCACGGTGGGCCGGTCGACGCCGACGGCCTACATGCTCAACCCGGCCGACTTCGAGACGATCCAGCTCGCCCGCATCGCGAAGAACCCCGCCAACGAAGCGATCGCCGGCGCCGTCCCGACTCTGCACGGCCTCCCGGTCGTCGAGTCCGAAGCGATCGCCGCCGGCACCGGCCTCGTCGGCGACTTCCGCCGGGCCGTGGTCTGGGACCGCGAGCAGGCGTCCATCACCGTCTCGGACTCGCACGCGGACTTCTTCATCCGCAACATGGTCGCGATCCTCGCCGAGGAGCGGCTCGCCTTCGGCGTCACCCGCCCCGCCGCGTTCGTCTCGATCGACCTGACCGCGCTGTGAGCCTGATGGGCGCGACGCCGCACCACTGCCCGCTGTGCAAGGCCGCCGGCCGCGCCTGCGGGGGGCCGAGCGGCGTCGTGCCCGTCGACGAGCGCATCGAAAGGAGCAAACCGACCATGACCGCACTCAAGCGCTACAACGTGACCGTGAACGGCTACGAGACCGTCATGCTGCTGACCGAGAAGGAGGCCGAGGCCCGGGGCGGCAAGCCCTACAAGCCCGCACCCGCGCGGCGCCAGTCCACCGACCAGTCGGCGCGCGTCGCCGAGCTCGAGGCCGACCTCGCCGCAGCCGAAGCCGAGAACGCGCGCCTGTCCGCCGAGCTCGAAGCCGCGCAGGCCGGCGGCGGCGATGGGGCACCGCCGGCCGACCCGGACGGGACCGAGTCCAAGGCCGCGCAGCCGCGGAACAAGGCCCGCACCCCGCAGAACAAGGGGTAGCCGATGGCACCGCTGGCGACCGTGCTCGACTGGCCGAACTTCACGACCGCGCCGGTACCGGGGAACGCCGAGTTCCTCCTCGAGGCCGCCTCCGGTGTCATTCGCACTTACACCGAGTGGTCGATCAGCCGCGAGGTCGTGGTCGACCACCGCATCGACGGCCCCGGCGGGACGCTCCTGCTGCTGCCGACGCTGCTGCTCGAATCCGTCCAGGCGGTCGAGGTCGACGGCGAGGCCGTCACCGACTACACCTGGTCGACACTCGGCATGCTCGAGCGCGCCGCCGGGTGGCCCCGGGCGTTCGGGGCGATCAGCGCCTCCTACACCCACGGCTACGCCACCGTCCCGGCCGAGATCAAGTCCTACACCGTCTCGGTCGCGGCCGCCGCGGCCGCCTCGGTCGCCGGCAAGGTCCAGGAGTCCATCGGCGACTGGTCGGCCACGTACGCCACGGTCGAGCGCGTGTTCGGGTCCATGGGCCGGACGGTCCTGGACCGGTACCGGCGGCACCCGTGACCATCACGCACCTGCTCAACCGGACCCTCGCGCACCGCCGCCCGGTCGACGCCGAGGACGAGTCCGGCGGGACGGTCGCCACGTGGGTCGACCTGCCTCCGATCGCGTGCCGGACCTCGCAGCCGGCCGCGGCCGAGCGGCTCTACGCCGCGCAGCCCCAGGCCGACCACACGCAGCGGATCTACTTCGACCCCGGCGCCGACGTCCGCAAGGACGACGTCCTCGTCGACGGCGAGGAGCACTGGCGCGTCGCGGCCACCATCCGCCCCTCCCAAGCGCAATACCTGCGCGCCGACTGCGAACTCATCCAGACCCGAGGAGAGCGCTGATGCTCGTGACCGTCCTGAAGCCCGTCTTCACCACCACCTACACCGGCAAGGCCGGCGACGTCCTCGACCTGCCCCAGATGGAGGCCGACCGGCTCATCGCCGACGGCCTCGCCGAGGCCCGCCCCGAGACCACCGAGCCGGCCCGCCCGGCCCGCCGCCGCGGCGGTTCGTCCGAGGAGTCCAGGGGGTGACCGGTGCTCGCCTTCCGCGTCGAGATCAAACGCGCCCGGCTGCGCGAGAAGCTCAAGGCCCTCCCCGAGGACATGCGCAAGTCGTACAAGAAGAGCCTGCGCGAGGCGGTCATGGCCGTCCGCCGCGACGCCCGCGAACTCGTCCCTGAGCGCACCAAGGCCCTGCGCCGGTCGATCAAGTTCAAGGTCGCCAAGGACGGCCTGTCCGCGATCGTGCGCCCCACCGCGTACTACGGCGGGTTCGTCGAGCACGGCACCGAGTCCATGGAGGCCCAGCCGTACATGCGGCCCGCCGCCGAGGCCGAGCGGAAGCGGTTCCCCGGCCGGATCTCGGCCGACCTGCGCGCCGCGCTCAAGGAGTACCGGTGACGCCCGCCAAGGCCGCCGCCGGCGCCGTCCAGAAGGCCATGTTCGCGCGCGCCTCGACCGACCCGGTCCTCGCCGGACTGGGCGTCGCGGTCGTCGACGACACCTCCAAAGCCGTCAAGCCCTACATCGCGATCGGCGACGGCGAGGAGGCCCCCGACAACGCACACGGCGAGTTCGGCCGCACCGTCACCGAAGTCCTGGACATCTGGTCGGAGCAGCGGGGCTGGGCCGAGGCCGAGGCCATCCTGTCGCGCCTGTGCGAGCTGTTCGACCACCAGCCGCTCCCCCTGGAGGGGCACCGGGCCGTCTCGTGCCGATTCACCCACGCCGCCCGCATCCGGTCGGCGACCGAACCCTACGACCGCCACATCGCGGCCCGGTTCACCGTGACCACCGCCCAAACCACCGAGTAACCACAAAGGAGGGATGACCATGACCGCATACACCACGATCACCGCGTCGGCGGCCTCGCCGATCACGAACCTGGCCGCGCAGCTCGTCGCCGTCGCCAACGGCGACACGTTCGAGGTCGACAACTCGAACCTGTTCCTGGTCGTCAACAACCAGTCCGCGTCGACCGTCACGGCCACGCTGGTCACGTCCGGCACGACCGGCGGCCTGGCGATCGCTGATGCGCCGCTGGCCGTCCCGACGCTCCAGATGGGCCTGATGCCGCTGCCGATGTCCCTGTTCCGGGGCTCCACCGGCCGCGGCGTCGTCAACTTCTCGGCCACCGCCACGGTGACCGCCGGCGTGGTTCGGCTGGTGTTCTGATGGCGGGACGCGACGCATTCGGCACCAAGTTCCAGCGGGACTCCACCGGCGCCGGCACCTACGAGGACATCGCCGCCGTCGCCGACGGCGACGGACCCAACCAGTCCCGCGAGTCCATCGACACCACCACCCACGACTCCCCGAACAAGTACCGGGAGTTCGCCAAGGGCCTCAAGGACGGCGGGGATGCGAACATCACCCTCGCCTGGGACCCCGGCCAGGCCACCCACGTCCTACTGCGCGGCGACTTCGAGGAAGACGCGCTCCGGTCCTACCGGATCGTGTTCCTCCCCGGCGACGCCGACGAGGCCACGGTCACCTTCAACGCCATGATCACCGACATGGGCCACACTTTCCCCGTCGACGACAAGCTCGAGCAGGAGATCACCTTCAAGATCTCCGGCCAGCCGATCTGGAGCTGACCCATGACCGAGAAGAAGTACCTCTCGCGCGCCGCGATCGACACGGTCGAGGACCGCCCCACCGGCGAGGTCGAAGTCCCGCAGTGGGGCGGATGGGTCCGCATCCAGGCCATGTCCGCCAAGCAGCGCAGCATGATCACCGGCACGATGATGGCCGTCGACGGCGTCGACGTGAAGGTCCGCGCCGACGAGATCGGCAGCGTGCAGCTGCGCACCGTGGCGGCCTGCCTCATCGAAGAGGACGGCTCCCCGACCTACCAGGAGCACGAGTACGACTCGATCGGCGAGAAGAACGCCGGCGCGATCGAGACGATCTACACGGCTCTGCAGGAGCTGTCCGGACTTGGCAAGGACGCCATCGAGGACGCAGAGAAAAACTCCGAAACAACCCCGAGCGAGCAGCCGCCTTCCGAATAACCGCAGAGCTCGGCGGCATGACCGTCGCCGAGATGCTCTCGCGCATGTCGAGCACCGAGTTCACCGAGTGGCTCGCGTTCGAACGGATCAACGGCCCGCTCGGGGGCAAGCGGTTCGACTACCTCGCCGCACAGCAGGCCCTCCTCACCGCGGCCGCCGCCTCGGGGAAGAAGGGCAAGAAGCTCCGCTTCCAGGACTTCCTGTTCAAGTGGAGCAAGCAGCGGCCCGACGCCCGGGAACTGCTCAAGAAGTTCCGCGGCATCCTCCCTGGATAGACCATCCCCGGCCACCGCCGGGCCGAACACCGGCAGGGGGTGGTCTGCGTGGGCCTGCTCGACGACGTCACCGTCCGCCTGGGAGCCGACGACCGCAAGGCCCGCAAGGGCATCACCGGATTCGGCGGGTTCCTGGACAAGAACCTCGCCCGCTGGTCGGCCGAGGCCAAGCAGCGCGCCAAGGACTTCGGCTCCGGCTTCGGTGAGGACCTGGTCAAAGGCGCCAAGCCCGGCGCCGCGGCACTGACCAAGATGATGCTGTCGGCGACCGCCATGGGGCAGGCGGCGGCCGGTGCGGCGCAACTGGCCGGGGCGATCGCCCCGATCGCCGGCGCCGCCGCCGGTGCCGCCGCCGCGCTCCCGGCCATCGCCGCCGGCGCGATCGCCGCCGGCGGTGCCGCGAAGTTGGCCTTCGCCGGCGTCGGCGACGCGATCGCCGGCGACGAGGAGGCGCTCGAGAAACTGGCGGGCCCCGCACGCGAGTTCGTCGGCGTCGTCGAGGACCTCAAACCAGCGTGGGAGGACGTCCAGAAGTCGGTGCAGGGCACCTTCTTCGAGGGCCTGTCGGACACCTTCGAGGAGGCCGCCACCACCGTCCTACCCCACCTCAAGACCGGCCTCGTCGGCGTCGCCGACGGCCTCTCGGACGTGGCCGCGGCCGCGCTCGACGCCGCCGACAGCCCGCGGTTCCTCCAGGGGATGGACGCCGTCCTCGCCTCCACGGCCGACGGTCTCGCCATCGCCGCCGAGGGCACCGGCGGGTTCGTCCGCGGGGCCGGCGTGCTCCTCGAGTCGTTCGCACCGCTGCTGCGCCTGGCCGGCGCCGCCGCGGCAGACCTCGGCGAGCAGTTCGAGACGCTCATGGCCGAGGCGCAGCGCTCGGGACAGCTGCGCGACCTCATGTCCACCATGCTCGTGGTGTTCTCCCAGCTCGGCGGGATCGTTGCCAACGTCGGATCGATCCTCGGCAGCGTCTTCGGCGCCGCCGCCCAGCAAGGCGGCGGCCTGCTCGGCACTCTGGAGTCCCTGACCGGCCAGGTCGCGGACTTCCTCTCCTCCACCCAAGGACAAGAGGCGCTCTCGGCCCTGTTCACCACGCTGGCCACCATCGGCGCCGCGCTCGGACCGGTCCTTCTCGCTGTAGCCGACGCGTTCGCCACGGGCCTCGCCCCGATCATCGGCGAGATCGCCCTGAACGTCGGCCCCGCCCTCGTCACCGTCGCCGAGGCCATCGGCGACGCCCTCAAGAACGTCGACGTCGGGCAGCTCGCCGGAGCGTTCGCCGACCTGCTCGTCGCCGTCGCCCCGCTCCTGCCCAAGATCGGCGAGCTGATCACCATGGTCTTCGACATCGCCGCCGAGTTCATCGCGTTCGCGCTCGTGTTCGAGCCCATCCTCGGCCCGCTCGGGGCCCTGCTCGACCTCATCGTCATGCTCGAGCCGGTCATCACCCCGCTCGCGATCGCGCTCGGCATCTGGACCGCCGCGCAATGGCTCCTCAACATCGCCATGCTGGCCAACCCCATCATCCTGATCGTCACGCTGATCCTCGGCCTGATCGCCGCGATCGCCTGGATCGCAACGGAGACGACGTTCTTCCAGGACCTCTGGGACGCCTGCTGGGGCGGGATCAAGGCCGCCGCGAAAGCGGTCGTCGACTGGTGGACCGGCACGTTCGTCCCAGCCCTCCAAAGTGGACTCAATGCCATCAAGTCGGGCATCACGTCGGCGAAGGACTGGATCGTCTCCAAGTTCAACGCCGTGATCGACTTCTTCAAGTCCGTCCCGGACAAGATCAGCTCGGCCACGTCGGGCATGTGGAACGGCATCAAGGACGCGTTTAAGAGCGCGATCAACTGGCTGATCGGAAAATGGAACGGCCTCTCGTTCTCGGTCCCCTCGATCGACATGGGCCCCTTGGGATCGGTCGGCGGGTTCACGGTGTCGACCCCGAACATTCCGATGCTCGCCAAGGGCGGCATCGCGACCGGGCCGACGCTGGCGATGATCGGTGAGGGCCGCTACGACGAGGCCGTGGTCCCCCTCCCCCGCGGCGCCCGCGACTTCGCCCGCAACGGCGGCGGAGGCGGGCCCACCGAGATCACCATCTACCTCGACGGCGACGAGGACATGATCCGGATGCTCCGCAAGGGCATCCAAGCGCGCGGCGGCGACGTCGTCAAGGTCCTGGGGGTCTAGTGGCCGACTACGTGACCGAGCTGTACTACTCCGGGGCCTGGCAGGACATCTCCGCTGACGTCCAGGACAAGCAGGTCGTGACGATTGCGCGCGGGCGCCGGGACTGGGCCTCCGACGCGGACCCCGCGGTGATGAAGCTCAGGATCAACAACGGCGCGAGCAACGTGATGCCGGGCCAGTTCGGGCGGTACTCGCCGCGCAACCCCATGAGCGACCTGTACGGGCTGATCGGGCGCAACACGCCGATCCGGCGTCGCCTGGTCGACCGCGCCGGCCGCCTCGCGCTGCCGGGTGTGCCGGACCTGCTCACCGCCTACGCCGTCGCCGCCGACCACGCCGCGCTCGACATCGTCTCCGACATCGAGTTCCGGTTCACCCTGCACCCCGACACGTGGCGGCCGGCGAACCTGGTCGGCATCGCCCGCCGGTACCTGATCACCGACGACGACCGGTCCTGGGCCATCGGACTCACCTCCGAAGGCGCCATCAGATTCTTCTGGTCCCCCGACGGCACGCTCGCCGCCCGCCTCAACGTCGACTCCGACCCCGTCCCGGCCGACACCGGCGCCCTCGCGTTCCGCATCCGACTCGACGTCAACACCGGGGCCGGGTGGCGCGTCGACTTCGACACCGCGCCCGACGTCGACGGCCCCTGGCCGGGCACGGCGCTCGGCACCGTGACCGGAAGCCCGGCGACCCTCGTCGCCCCCGGCGCCGCCCCGCTCGAGCTCGGCCGCATCATCGACCCCGTCGTCGGCGGCATCACCTCGGTGCCGTTCTCCGGCACCATCAGCCGGTTCCAGATGCGGTCGGGGATCGGCGGGACCGTCGTCGCCGACGGCGACTTCACCGACCTCGAACCCGAAACCACCGCGTTCACCGATGCTCCCGGCCGGTCCTGGACGATCGAAGGCGCAGCCTCCGTCGCCGACCCCTCGATCCGGTTCTGCGGCGAGTGCAGCGTGTGGCCGCCCCGCTGGGACCTGTCCGCCGCCGAGCAGTGGGTCCCGATCGAGGCCGCCGGCGTCACCCGCCGCCTGGGCAAGGGCAAGGCGGCCTTGTCCTCCAGCTTGTTCCGGGACTTCTCCACCCGGGCGAACGTGGCCGCGTACTGGCCGATGGAGGAGGCCTCCGGGGCCGAGCAGTTCGCCTCCGGGCTCGCCGGCGACCGGACCGTCCTGCGCCCCAGCGACACCGCCCAGGTCAAGCCCGCCGCCTCCGACGCCTTCGTCGCCTCGGCGCCGCTGCCGACCGTCGCCGCGGCGACCATCAGCGGCCCCTTCCCCACCTACCCGGCCCCGAACATCGACCAAAGGTTGGTGTTCCTGTGCCAGATCCCGGCCGCAGGGATCGCCACCGACCGGCACGTCGCCCGCATCACCACCTCCGGGACGGCCGCCCGATGGGACATCGTCTACGCCGCCGGCGGCGGCGCCCGCTTCCGCTGCTACGACCAGGACTTTGTCCTCATCTTCGACCACGGCCCGATCGCCGCGGGCCTGAACGGCACCCTGGTCATGTTCTCCCTGCTGCTGGAGCAGCGCGGCGCGAACGTCGACTTCCAGCTCGCGACCTGGACGGTCGGCTCCACGATCGCGACCGTCCTCGACACCGGCAGCGTCGCCGGCACCTACGGTCGGTTCACCGGGGTCACGCTCGGCACCACCGTCGGCATGGACAACTCCACGTTCGGGCACGTCGCGCTCCTCAACGGCGACGTGCACAACATCTGGGACGTCATCGGGCATTCGCTCCAGGGCTGGTCCGGTGAGACCGCGAGCGACCGCGTGATCCGCCTGTGCGAGGACAACGGCCTGCCCGTCCCGAGGATCATCGGCGGCGGCCACGGCTCCACGGCCATGGGCCCCCAGGCCGTCGACACGCTCATGGACCTCCTGCGCGAGATCCCCACCGCCGACCTCGGCATCCTCACCGACCGCCGCGACGCCCTCGGCCTGACCTGGCGCACCCGCGCCAGCCTCTACAACCAGACTCCACGCCTGGTCCTGGACTACGCGTCCGGGCTCATCTCCGACCCGTTCGGACCCGTCGACGACGACCAGCAGACCCGCAACCAGATCACCCTCACGCGAGAACGGGGCTCGGCCGTCACCGTCCGCGCCGACACCGGGCCCCTGTCGGTCGCCGACCCTCCCAACGGCGTCGGCGTCTACGACTACTCCGAGACCGTCTCCCTCGCCACCGACGAGCAGCTGAGCGACCAGGCCGGGTGGCGCCTCCACCTGGGCACCGTCGACGAGGCCAGGTTCCCCGACCTCACCCTCGACCTCCTCAACGAACGCGTCGCGCTCCTGCGCTCCGAGATCCTCGCCCTCGAGGAGGGCGACCTGGTCCGCATCACCAACCCCCCGGCGCACATCGCCACCGGCCACCTCGACCTCATCATCGACGCCTCCACCGAAACCAAATCGGGCAGCGTCTGGAAGGTCAACTTCACCTGCTCACCGGGCTCGCCGTGGACCGTCGGCGTGTGGGCCGGCGATACCGAGACCCCCGCCCCCGACGCGGCGCAGCGGTACGACACCGCCGGCACCATCCGCGCTTCCGGGACGATCGCCGCGCTCGCCACGTCCATCACGTTCCAGACCCAGACCGGCCCGCTGTGGACGACCAACCCGGCCGACTTCCCCTTCGACGTCATGTGCGGCGGTGAGCGGATGCGGGTGACCGCGATCGCCGCCGAATCCCCGGTCGGCAGCCGCAACCAGGTCTTCACCGTCGTCCGCGCCATCAACGGCGTCCGCAAGAGCCACCCGACCGGGACCGCGGTCGCGCTGTACCGGCCCGCCCGCTACGCACTCTGAGGAGGCCCCATGCCGCTCGCAGGACAGACCACCCGCGCCCTCGACTGGCCGCCGGCCGTCCAGGTCAGCGAGGGAACCGACGAGCTCAACATCGTCTCGACCTCGTACATCGCCGGGGGCACGCCGTGCGCGGTCACGTTCACCGCGCCCTCGTCCGGCCGGGTCCTCGTCTACATCTGGGCGCGCCTGGGCAACACCGACGGCACCAACCGGCTGTTCGTCTCCTACCAGCTCCGCGAGGGCTCGGTGTCGGGAACGATCATCCGCGACGCCGGCGACAGCACCGCGGTCCAGGGCACCCCCACCGCCGTCACCAGCTACGGCATGCCCGACCTCGTCGACGGCCTCACCGCCGGCGGCACCTACTACATCCGCACCATGCACAAGGTCGCCGGAGGCGCCGCCGTCGCCGACATCTTCGACCGGCGCATCACCGTCACTCCCGAACCCTAGCCACCGCAGCAGACCTCGCGCTGCATCCCGAGAGGAGGCCGCTCATGGCCCGATGGCCTGACCTCGCCCAGTGGCGAGGCCCCAGCCCCAACAAGACCGCCAGCGGCCAGACCGAAGTCCGCGGCCTCGTCGTCCACATCGCCGCCGGCTGGTACGAGGGCACGATCTCCTGGCAGCGCAACGACGACTCGAACATCTCCTCGCACTTCATCGTCGGCCGGAACGGCCAGATTGCCCAGATGGTCGACACCGCCGACGCCGCCTGGACCCAGCGGTCGGGCAACGGCGAGTGGCTGTCGGTCGAATGCGAAGGCTTCACCGCGAGCGACAGCAAGAACCCCGGCGGCTGGGAGCGACTCTCCGACGCCCAGATCGACGCGGTCGCCCGCCTCCTCCTTCGCATCCACCAGGTCTACGGCGTGCCCCTCCAGACCACCACCTCACCCACCGGGCGGGGCCTGGGCCACCACTCCATGGGCGCCGACTGGGGCCACCGCGAATGCCCCGGCACCCCCATCATCCAGCAGAAACCCGCCATCGTCGCCAAGGCGCTGGCGCTCAAGAACGGAGACGACGACATGAGCTGGGACGAGAAACTCAAGACCATCCGCGGCCAGGGCGTCGGGTACTCGGATTCGGAGTGGTCGGCCGGATTCATGCTCGCCTCGAACCACTACTACACGCTGAAGCTCGGCAACGACATCCTCGCCGAGCAGAAGGCCGCGCGCCTGCGCGAGGAGGCGATCCTCGCCGCCGTCAAGGGCCTCGACACCAAGGCCGTCATCGCCGCGGTGAACGCGGCCTCCGCCGCCGACGCGCAGCGCGACGCCGCGCTCCTGACCGAGCTCCAGGACCTCGCCGCCGGCGGCGCCACCGCCGAGCAGATCATCGACGCGCTCGCCGCCAAGCTCGCGGGCCGGACCGAGTAACCCGAATGACCGTCGACCTCAACGCCCTGCTGACGCTCCTGCTGCTCCTGTCCGGCCTGATCGGCGCGCTGGTGGCCGCGTTCCTGCGCATCAAGAAGTGGGTCTCTGACGTCGCCAAGTCGTCGAGGGCCACGGCCGAGCAGCTCGAGACCACCGACGACAAGACCATCGCCGACCACGTACAGGAATCGTCCCGAGAGATCGGGAGAATCAACGGCCACATCGAGAAGCTGATGAAGACCGCGCAGGAGAACCGCGACCGCTCGATCCGAGCGGAGACGCTCGCCGAGTCCGCTCACGTGCGCATCGACCGGCACCTGATGAACGACCACGGCGTCCACGTCACGCCGCAGTCCCACGAGTAGCCCAATCGCACGCAATCCGCACCGACGTGCGCGACCGTCTCGACCGCCACTTCATCCACGACCACGGTGCGCAACCCGCACCACCCACACAGGAAGGAGCAACCCATGTCCAGTGAACTGCGCACCGCCCTCTACGGCCTCATGGCCGCCATCCTCGGCGTCCTCTCCGCCGTCGGCTGGGTCAACGCCCAGGACGCCGCCGAGTACTCCGCAGCCGGCCTCGAAGCACTCACCGCCGCCGGCGCCATCATGGCCATGGTGAAGACCTGGAAGCAGCGCGGCGCCAAGGCCGTGATCACCATCGAGAACGCCGAGCGACTCGTCGACGCGCTCCAGGAGATCCAGCGGCGCGGGCTCCTCTAACCGCAACCAAGCCGAAGGCGCCCCACCCACACCGGGTGGGGCGCCTTTCGCGTGCGCGGGGACCGCACCGACGAGAAAGGGTCCGTTCTAGAACGGACCCCCGCCTTTTCGCGTGTGGGAACCGTACGGCCACATCCGGTCACCCGATCGGGTGAGAGTGGACGGTCTCCGCAACCGCGCGCCGCCGCGGCCCGTGTTGGGCCTGTTCCGCCCGCCCATCCGATCGAAAGGGCACGCCCAATGAACACTCCCAAGCAGATCCGCCCCGCTGCCTGGTGGACGCTCGGCACCGCCGCAGCGGCCCTCGTCCTCGCCTGCTCCAGCCCCGGCACCGACAACTCCTCGTCGAGCGGCAGCGGCGACACCGAGGAGGGCGGCGACTGGTTCGCCGAGACCTATCCGGTCTTCGAGGTCGCCGAGCACACCGGCGACGGCGACGGCGTGATCGAGCTGCCCGACGGCGTCTCCGCCGCGATGGTCACCGCCACCCACGACGGGGACGCGAATTTCAGCGTCTCCGCGCTCGACGACGGCAACCAGCCCACCGGCGACCTCCTCGTGAACACCATCGGCGACTACACCGGCACTACCGCCCTGGGCATGCACGACCTCGGCAACCCGGCCACCACGCTCCAGGTCACCGCCGCCGGCGCCTGGACGATCACCCTCGCGCCCCTCGCAGACGCGCCCGCGCTGGCCGAGTCCGGCGAAGGCGACGGCGTGTTCCGGTACGAAGGCGGCGCGGCCACATGGAACGTCACCCACGACGGCGACGCGAACTTCGTCGTCAGCTACTACACCGGCGCCGACTTCGAGATGTCGCTGCTGATCAACGAGATCGGCGCCTACGAGGGGTCGATCGCCGCCACCGAGGGCCCCGGCCTCGTCGTCATCAACGCCGACGGCGCGTGGACCCTCACCGCCGCATAGAGCGCACAGCGAAGGCGCCCCACCGATCCGGTGGGGCGCCTTTTGGCGTGCCCGGGTCAGGCCGGAACGGGCGGAACCGGGCCGGAAACCTGCTCGTCCTCCTCGTCGCCGGCGCGGACCATGTGGGCGAGGGCGGCGCCCATGCCGAGCACGGCGACCGGGAGGCACGCGACCCCGGCCGTGATCCACCACGGGGCCGCGGTGACGCCCGCGGCGACCATCACGTGATAGGCGACCTGGCCGAGCGCTCCGACGGCGAGAGCGATGATCGTGGAGGCGCGGGCCATCCGCAGCGCACGCGCGGGCGCGCGCCCCGACAGCCACACGTACATCGCGTACGCTGCGTACACCTCCATGCCGATCGGCAACGTGATCGCCGAGTTGATCTCGAAGTCGTCGACGATTCCCGGCAGCGGGCGCACGGGACCGAACCCGGCGAGGCCGCCGAGGCCGACCCACCCCGACCAGATCGCGACTGTGGCCGGGAGCATCAGCAACGCGATCGGCCACACCACCGGCCGCTTTCGAGCAGGCGCCGTTCCGTCCGCGTTCCGCTCCGGTTCCGCCGGTACCGCGGCGACCGGTTCCGCCTCGACGGCCGCCGGGGCCGACGGCGCCGAGGCCGCCGGAGGGGTGACGCTCGGTGGCAGCGACCGCTCCTCGGCCGCCGCGGGTGTCGTCTCGTTCCGGTCGTTCCGGCCCGGTTCCGGCCGTTCCGGTTCCGGCCGTTCCGGCGCCGACTGCGGCGACGTCCCGCCGGTCTTCTCGTCGAGGATCTCGCGGATGCGGGCCCGGCCCCACGAGTCGGTGAGCCCGAAGTGCTCACCGAGTTCGAGTCCGCTCATGCGGTGCCCGAGCGCGAGGCTCGCCAGGAAGATCCGGCGCGCCTCCTCCCTCGTCTCCTCGGTGGTGCGCTGGCGCGTGGTGCGCGCGGGAGTCATCGTGTCTACCATTGGTGTTCTCCTGTCTCGCTATGGG